ACGACTACGAAAAAGAAGTTTTCAAAACAAGTATGGAGATAGATCAAAGATGGTTGATTGAACACGCGGCTGATCGGCAAGAATATATAGATCAAGCACAATCAATCAATCTGTTCTTTCGACCAAATGCAGACATAAAATACCTTCATGCGGTACACTACCTCGCATGGAAGAAAGGTTTGAAAACACTTTATTATTGTCGTAGTGAAAAGATTGGTAAAGCAGATAGAGTTTCTAAGAAAATCGAAAGACAAATCATTCAAGAGCTAGATATGAGCGCAATGGTAAACAACGAAGAATGTCTGGCCTGCGAAGGGTAAAAAATGTTTTGTAAAGCGCCTAGTAATAATATGTACCTTGGTTTAAAAGGTTTTGTTACACCTTGTTGGGGGTTAAGTACAGATCGTTATTCTATAGATCATTGGAGTAAAGAAAAAGGACTGAGTGATATATGGTTCGGTGAAAAATTTGAAAATAAAAGAACTCAATTAAAAAACGAAGAATATGTCGATACTTGCCTTAATTGTAAGAAACAAAGAGATAATGGTGAATTGTGTTTAGCCAACGCTTATGATAAATTTACCGTTAAAAAATATCCTTCATTGTTAGAGGTGGAAATAAGTAATATTTGTAATTTAGAATGTATTATGTGTGATGGGGTTAAGAGCTCGAGTATAAGGAAAAATAGAGATAAATTAGAACCAATCAAACAGGTATACAATGACGCGTTAAGAGAACAATTAAAAGAGTTCATACCTCATTTGGAGGAAATACGATTTAACGGAGGTGAACCTTTCACACACAAATTAGTTTATGATATATGTGAAGACATTTCGGAAATGAATCCTGCCTGTAGAGTATCATTTGCTACCAATGGTACTGTTCTAACAAAAAAGGTTAAAGACTTATTAGAAAAAACTAATGTGATATTGAATATATCTGTCGATAGTTTGATAAAGGAAAGATATGAAAAAATAAGGGTGAATGGTAATTTAGATAAATGGTTGGCTAATTTTGAATATTTCAACAACTATTGTAAAGAAAGAAAAAGAAATCTAACCATAGCAGTAAATCCAATGAGACAAAATTGGGACGAAATGTTAGATATAGGAAAATGGTCTCATGAAAATGATGTGGGTTTATGGTACAATACAATATTAGAGCCAGAATCATGTGCTTTGTGGAATCTAAGTACAGATGAGTTAAATTTAATCTATAAAACATTACATAAACAGTTATTCAAAATGCGGCATAGAAAAAACTATCCTGTAATGCACAACTTAGTTGAAAAACAGATAAAGAACTGGTTATTAGATAGTTATACAAGATGATTACATTAGGAATTTCAAAAGGATATCATGACGCTGCTTTTACTTTTTTAAAAGATAATAAAATACTTTTTGCTTCTCACGCAGAAAGGTATAGTAAAGTTAAAAATGATAAAGAAATTTCTATAGATTTAAAACGTTTTTATAAACCTGATGTTACTGCTTTCTATGAAAAAAGTTTTAAAAAGAATTTTAGGCGTCTGATTTTTGGGCAGAAGTGGAAAAAGCAGGAAGAATCGTATGATTTTACATTTGGCCACCATGAATCACATGCCGCTGCAGGATATTATACATCAAAGTTTGACACATGTGATATACTCATAGTTGATGCAATAGGAGAATGGGATACCATTTCTATATGGCGAGGAGAAAATAACAAGTTAAAGAAAATAAGTTCTTGGTGGTATCCATACTCTCTGGGTCTATTTTATTCAGCGATAACACAGAGGATAGGTTTAAAACCCAATCGTGATGAATATATTACAATGGGTATGGCTGCATACGGTTCACCAATACATGATTTAAAATTCTTATTACATAGAAATAATCATAAGGGTGTTGGAAATTTATTACCTGAAGCAAGAAAAGAAGACTTAGCGGCGTCAGCGCAAAAATTATACGAAGATGAGTTTTTGAAGTTAGTTGATTTATGTAAACATGAGAATTTGGTTATAATGGGAGGATGTGCGTTAAACTGTGTAGCAAATTCAAAGATTAAGAACAAAAATATATGGATAATGCCTTCACCTGGTGATGCGGGAAGTTCTTTGGGTGCAGCTGCATTAGTGAAAAAAGAGAAGATTGAATGGAAAAATGCTTACTTAGGTTACAATATAACAGGAAGTATTAACCCTCACGATGTTGTAAAATACTTATTAAAACATAAAATATGTGGTGTTGCTAACGGAAAGGCTGAGTTTGGACCAAGGGCATTAGGTAATCGTTCTTTGATTGGTGACCCTCGTTATGATATTAAAGACACGGTAAACACAATCAAAAGAAGGCAAAAATTTAGACCATTTGCTCCAGCAATACTAGAAGAATTTGCTGATAAATATTTTGAAGGACCTATGAACGAATACATGCAGTTTGTAGCAAAATCCAAACATGATTATAGTTCAGTGACACACTTTGACGGAACGGCAAGAGTTCAGGTAGTAAAGAAAGATTGCGAGTCTGTGATTAGACCTATATTGGAAGAATGGTATAACAAAACCGGATGTCCTATGATTCTAAATACATCATTAAATATAAAGGATGAACCATTAGTAAATGACGAAACTGATTCTTTAAACTTTCAAAGGAAATACAATGTTAGGGTCTTCTAAGAAAAAATTATTGGTATCGGGTTGTAGTTTCACAGCATCTGGAGAACATTCTCACGTTCCAATAAAAGAAGTTCATGGTGAATATTTAGAAGGTTATGATTACAGATTTAAGAAATGGCCAGAAATTGTATCTGAACAATTGGATTTGAAATTAGTTAATCTAGCTAGGTGTGGAAATTCGAACGAAAGAATAGCAGAATCTTTAATGGAATATATTTTAAAAAATGGCCATGATGATATAGAAATGGTTTTAGTAGGATGGACAGAATTTAACAGGTTTCTTTTTGAAACTGCTGACAAGACCTCATATTTTAAACCCCCTGAAAAATATAAAATGAATATTACTACATGGAGAACCGGCGGCCGGCCGCAGGATGATCTTAGTTTATGGCAAGAATTTCGAAAAAAATTCGGAATAGTGAAAATCGAACAAGATATTAAAACTATATTTCTTTTACAGGAATTTTTAGAAATTAGGAATATCGAACATAAATTTTTCTCTTTATTACGTTTTGATAATATACATTCGTCCTATTCGAATAAACAATTCTTTCGAAGAGTTGTTAATAACGAATTTTTTAATCAAATAAACGGAGAAAATTTTCACGGTTGGCCTGTATTCACACAACTTGGAGGAAAACCATCTTTTATTCCTTTACCTAGGAATGTCATAAAAGATGGAATGGATGGACATCCTAATAAAAGAGGTCATCAAATGATAGCAAAAGATATTTTGAATTTTATTGAACGATGAAGTCTTCTAAGAAAAAATTATTGGTATCGGGATGTAGTTTTACTTCAACTGGTAATAATACACATGAAATAGTTGCTAATAATCTAAAAATGAATCGTGACAAAGATGGTAATATATTATATAAATTGCCTAAACATAAAAAATGGCCAGAAATTGTATCTGAACAATTGGATTTGAAATTAGTTAATCTAGCTGTGTGTGGTTTTAGTAATGAACGTATTGTGGATAGTACAATAAACTATATATTCAAAAATGGCCATGATGATATAGAAATGGTTTTGATAGGACTATCAGAATTCTCAAGAGAAAGAATTCGATATTGGGATCCCACCGGCCAAGATTTAAAATCGGTTAATAATAAAGGCGGCAATTTAATGGATATTAATGCTCGTTGGGTCTTACCGGATCTTGATGATATTCAGAAATTTGAAAAGAAAGTTGCTTACGGAAAAGTAAATATTTTCAACGTCATACGAAATATATTTCTTTTACAAGAATTTCTAAAGAGCAGGAATATAAAATATAAATTTTTTCCTTTAATGAATGTTGAAGAATCAATGATACCTTTTTTTGAAATCTTTAAACAAAGAGATCCGCCGATCATGACCTATCGAGATTCAGAGGATAAACTACAACTTAAAAAAATGAAACTAAAAGTAATTACAACCTTAATTAAAGATCCATATTTTCAAAATATAGATGAAGAACATTTTTATGGTTGGCCTCTCATAAAGGAATTAGGAGCAAACATTCTAGAATTAGATGAGAGTGAACTTATATGTCCTAAATATAGAGATTTTCACCCTAATGAAAAGGGTCACCAAAAAATTGCGAAAGAGGTTTTAGGATTTCTATGAAAAAAATCAAAATGTATTTATACCTATATTGGTATATGTTAAAGTCCTTTTTCGTGAAGGAAAAGGAACAACCTGTTTATGAGTTTGTATATGAAGTAGAAGAGGAGAAAGAAAATGGCAGTAACAATGACCTGGAATGTCCTAACAATGGATGTAGTAAAGAGTCAAGACGGACTCACTGATGTAGTTTCTAATGTACACTGGGAATGTACAGCAGTAGATGAAAATGGTGTGAGTGTTCGCAGTATTGGTGTTGAAACAATGCCGGCACCGGATGCAGCTGACTTCACGGCATTTGAATCTTTAACAAAAGATCAAGTGTTACAATGGGTAAAGAGTGTTAAGTTTGGTGACGGCGAAGAACAAATGACCGAAGCTGAGTTTAATACGAAGTTAGAAAATTCTGTGGCACAAAAGGCAAATCCGCCAGTAGTTACAAAGAAACCTTCCGGTTGGTAATATAGGAGAATATAATGGCTAAAGTGAATGAAACAAAGCGAAATACTTTTCATAAGAAAACGAGCATCGGTGGAAAAGATGCTCATATCAAAACATCGTCTATGAATAAGAGTGCGCGGCGCAGTTATAAAAAGTATAGAGGTCAAGGTAAGTGAGTAAAAAAGTTTCGATACAATTACACAAAGTTTCCGTTTCTGTCTCTTCTCGTCCTCTAAATGGTAAGTGGACATGGGATGTTAAAAAAGGTTTAAAAGGAATCAAATAATGAAGTCTGGTAAAGTATGGGGTGAAACAAAACTATTACACGCTAATGGTGTACTTGAGTTTCATCGTATTGAAACTGTAAAGGGTGGCGTTTGTTCAAAACATAAACACCAGTTCAAATGGAATGGGTTCTTTGTAGAATCCGGTAAACTTCTGATTCGTGTATGGAAAGATGATTACGACCTTATAGATGAAACGATACTTGAACCAGGTGATTTTACACAGGTCAAGCCTGGTGAGTTTCATCAGTTCGAAGCACTTGAAGATACAGTGGCCTTTGAACTATATTGGGCTGAGTTTAATCATAATGATATTGTGCGTGAAACTGTGGGTTATAAGGACAATCTAAAGATCACACACACAGATAATCTGTTTTCTAATATGACAGACCCACAACCAATATCGATTGAACCTGGTGATGGTTATGGCGAATCAAAAATCACATTAGAGAAAAAAACTTTAAACGAAAGATATAAAGGAACAAGAAACGAATGGCGCAGCAGTTTAGATTAACAGAAGAAAGACCTTACTTCAAACCGTTTAGTTTTCCATGGGCCTATGACGCATGGCTCACACACGAACAATCTCACTGGTTACATACTGAGGTTCCAATGTTGGAAGATGTAAAGGATTGGAAGAATCGATTGTCACAGGAAGAGAAGTATTTTCTTACACAGATTTTTCGCTTCTTCACGCAGTCTGATATTGATGTAGCATCTGGTTATGTGAATAACTATCTTCCATACTTTCCGCAACCAGAAGTTCGTATGATGCTTCTTGGATTTGCGGCTCGTGAAGCACTACACATTGCAGCATACTCACATCTGATCGAAACACTCGGTATGCCTGAGTCTACATACAATGAGTTCTACGAATACGATGCGATGAAAGAGAAACATGATTACTTTACATCATTTAACTCTGATTCGATTCCGATTAATGTGGCTGCAACAAGTGCCTTTACAGAAGGTCTTGCGTTGTTCTCATCGTTCATCATGTTGTTGAACTTTCCACGCCATGGTAAAATGAAAGGCATGGGTCAGATTGTCACATGGTCGATTGTAGATGAAACGCAACACGCAGAAGGTATGATTCGATTGTTCCGTGAATATGTGGAAGAAAATCGTAAAGTATGGAACGACGAAACAAAGAGCCAAATATATACCATCGCAACAAAGATGGTAGAACTAGAAGATAAGTTCATTGATTTGGCATTTACAATGGGACAAATGGAAAATCTAACAGAAGAAGAAGTAAAATCTTATGTTAGATATATAGCAGATAGAAGACTTATCTCAATGGGAATGAAAGGTATATTTAAAGTGAAAAAGAATCCATTACCCTGGGTAGAAGAAATGGTCAACGCACCAATCCATACATCGTTCTTTGAGAATCGGAGTACCGATTACGCCAAAGGCGCTTTGACAGGTGATTGGTCGGAGGTCTGGGCAACATAAAGGAGAATCTATGTCAAATGAAGATCTCATAGTACAATCATTTAACTGCACCGAATGCGGTGCAATGTTTAAACTCCATCATAACGAAGTACAAGAATCAAAGTATTGTCCATTCTGTGGTAGTTTGGCTACAGAAGTATTTGATGAAGATAAAATGCCATGGGAACCTGATTTTGACGATTCTCTAGACGATGAAGAATGGGATTGACATATGACAATCCCTGGCTGTTTAATAACGAACCCTTCGATACAGACCAGATAGGAAAGTTCGAAGGGTTTGTTTATTGTATTACGAATAAGTTAAACAATAAGAGATACATTGGTAGAAAGTATTTCTATAACATTCGTAAAGTTCGTGGCAAAAAGAAGAGAGTTCGTACCGAAAGTGATTGGAAAGAATACTACGGAAGTTCAAATCAACTTTTGGAAGATATTCAAAAATATGGTATGATGAATTTTGAAAGACGTATTGTATCACTTCATATTACAAGAGGTGATTGTAACTATGAGGAAGTGAAACAACAGTTTATGAATAATGTTTTGGAAGAAGATGGATGGTACAACGAAACCATTGGCAACTACAGAAGAAAACCAAAACATATAGTGGAGGCCAGAGAATATGGAAGAAATAGAAACAAACACGGTTGAGAAAGCTACACCATCAGAAGGTTTTTCTTGGTGGTTAAAGTGGTTGGGTAGTATTACAGGTATCATTACAGCGATATTAAGTGCTGCAAATTTTTTTCCTTATAATATGATTGTGGGTTTGGTTTGTTTTCTATCGTGGTCGGTCGTTGGTATGATGTGGCAAGATCGGTCGTTGATTGTAATGAATATCTTTTTGCTCGGAGTTTATACCATGACACTTGTAAACGAATTCAAACATATGGTATCACAATAATGGAACAAGTAACATATAACAAACACATAACAGTTGAAACACCGGCAGAACAACCAACTGGAATAAATGTTGGTGGTGTATCTTTAGGTACAGGTTATCCATGGTATATTGAATTGCCAATTATTCTTGTAGTAATGGCGTTAGTTTATGGTGCAAAAAAATCAATTGATTATTGGTTTGAGAAAAGAAAAGCGAAAAGACTATGAACATCACAGAAGCTGCACAGAAAAGAGTGAATTGTGTACTCGAATCGGATAAAGTATTTCGTGTAGAAATACAAGGTGGTGGCTGCACCGGATTTAAGTATAACTTTGATATATCTAAACCTGAAGAAGATGATATATACATAGGAGAAAGAGTGGTGGTAGATCCAATGAGCATGATGTATCTCGAAGGTTCTACTTTAGATTTTAAAGACACAATCTTTTCACAATCATTTGTGATAGAGAATCCAAATGTGAAAACAACATGTGGGTGTGGAGAAAGTATAGGATTTTAAATGAACGAAAATGTGATAACGAAAGTTATTTATGGATATATGCCTAATAATGAAATATCCAAATTAGAATATTCCGAATTTGTAGAAGAGTGTAGGAAATATAAGTTAGGACATATTGCGTTTAACAATTACGATCATGTTGTTTCTGAAAAAGCTTATGCAGATCAAAATGTAAAAAAAACAACACTAACTAATGGTCAACACGGACCAAATGGATCAGGAACAGCGTCTAATTTCTGTAGTCATATTGCTATGTGGAGGTTATGTGTTGAGTTAAATGTCGGTGTAGCTATTCTAGAGCATGATGCTAGGCCCGTTGTTAATTTTCTAGGTTTACCTGTACTAGATGATGAAATTGTTTTACTGGGTCCGAGATTATCTTCATTACAGAGTTATAAATTTCCCGGCGAACCTATGTCTTTTTTTGAAGTAGAACATCATGCTGGTTCACATGCATATGCTATTTCTCCAAATACCGCACGTAAATTAATTGAACATGTTGAAACATTGGGAGTTTGTGATAGTATAGATCAATGGATATTTCTTAGGTTAAAAGAACACCACGTTGGAAAATATATAAATCTTAAAATGCAAGCGTGTGATCCACCAGTTGTTGTGGCTCCATATATGAGAGAAGGCAAAGAAAAGGAGTCAAGTGTAGGTAGATCAAAAGGTCCTAAAACTCAACCAACTTATAATCTATACGAAACTCCTGGTTTTATTAGAGGAAAAGTAAGTGAATAGTAAATCACAATTTAAACAAGACCTTTGGGTTGAACAAATGACAAAAGGAAAACGCGACGGTTATTTTGTAGAACTTGGCGCAAGAGATGGAATCAAAACTTCTAATGGATACTACCTAGAAAAGAAACTTAATTGGAAAGGAATTTTACTTGAATGTTCACCGCAGAATATTCATAAATTAGTAAACTGTGAAAGAAATAATAGTGTTAAAGATTATCGTGCAATTTATAAATCGTCTAAACAAAATCTAAGTTTTTATATTTCAGCAGCGGGAAATGGACTTGGATCAATATATCAAGATAGGTTCACACACCAAACACCTGTTATGGTAGAAACAGTTACCCTATCTGATTTGCTTAGAGAACATAATGCTCCAAAATACATAGATTATATAAGTATGGATGTTGAAGGCGCAGAAGAAGATGCTTTTGAAGGATTTAAATGGGACTATGAAGTCGGTTTATGGACTATAGAATCAGGTAATTGGGAAAATAGATATGATGATTCTCGTCGTAGCCGAATTAGAGAAATGATGTTTGATTATGGATATAAATTATATGAAGAAAATTTTGGCGAACATCAAGAAGTTGAGGATTGGTTTTATAAATGAGTGTTAGAATATGTACTTTAATGTGGGGTAATGCTTGGGAAGAATACGGTCAATTTTTTGCACACACATTTTCAATTCATTGTAGTGAAGATATAGAAATTTATAACGTAGTCGATAAAAAAATATTTGAAAAAATTAACTTTCAAAGAGCAAAAAACATAGTTCTTGAAGATGTTACCGAATATCTAAAAATTTTAAAAAAACATAACCCGACTTACCCCAGTTCACCGCCAGACAAATTTTGGAAGTTTGATTGGAAGAAATGGTTACCACAAGCTTTAACACCAAACGCTGTTCTTGAATATAATAAACATTGGGTAGATGGTGATATTTTTGTATGGCTAGACGCAGATACACTCGCGACGAATTCGATTAATGAAGAATGGATTCAAAGTATTTTAAAAGATGGTGATGTTGCTGCATTGTTTAGAAAACCAAAACATACAGAAATTGGTTTTTATGCTATGCGTTTGAACGAATCGACTAGAAAAGTTTTAAAAACTTTTAGTGATTATTATATAAACGGAGATGTTTTCGACTTCGATGAATGGCATTCTGCATATGTTTGGGATAAAGCATTAGAAAGTGTTGAAGATTTGAAATTGATAAATTTAAATCCTACAAATGAAAAAAGGCCGGGTGATCATGTTTATCCTTATACGATACTTGCAGAAAGGTTAATACATAATAAAGGCGATTTAAAGAAAACGGTAAGTTGGAAATGAATGACAAGGTTAGAATGTTTATTGGCACCTCAGCCAATGGCGAAGATTTTAAAGCAGAAGCAGCATACGAACATACTCTTAGGAAAAACACGTCAAGAGATTTAGAAATTGTATGGATGCGTAAAGTCAATGACGCACGACTAAACGAAAAGAACAAGTTTTGGCATGGATGGAACGATAAACAATGGTCAACACCGTTCAGTGGTTTTCGTTGGGGTATTCCGGAATATTGTAACTTTGAAGGTAAGGCTATTTACACTGATGTAGATATGTTAAACTTCCGTGACATTGGCGACCTATTTGATTTGGAAATACCTGAAGGCAAA